CCCTTTCAGAGTGCATGTGGCAGTTAAGTTGGGGGATTGCGACACTATGAAGAAATCTTTGTCTTTATTATATTATATTGGTGTCGGCTAAAAATGCCGAGGGCATGTATGTCATCATGACGGTTTTTATTAAAAAAGTTAAGCGAAAACTATTCTATAATAAAAAATGTAGCAATTCTTGGAACGTATTAAAATTGTCATTAATTTTTTTTGCTTTTATAAGTAGTTAGCTGAACTTAATATTATTGCAATTACAATATGATGATCTAAAGACTATTAAAAAAAACTATATTTGAAACCCGCTATAAAAGTAGCCGGCAACCTGTCGCTTCAGTTGATGGAAACCACTCCTGGATGGGCAAAAGACGGCAATCCTCCTTTTAGAGTATATCAAGAAGACGAGGTGAAAGATCTCGACAAACTGCTTCCTTCAGGCACTAATGTGTGGGGGGATGATGAAGATCATTATGGCGGCTTCCTTGATTTGGACTAACCAACTTGATAAGGATAAAAAAGAAATCCAAACTACTGAAAATCAGCGGTTTGGATTTCTTTTTTAAAGTCGGGATTACTGGATTAACTTCTTCCGTAAAGATGTTTTCTAATTTATTGAAAATCAATAGGCTCACAGTTTGTTTGTTTCTATTATTCTCCGAGTTTATACCGAGTTGCGAAAAGGCATAAAACAATCAAAATCAAATAATTACATGAATAAATCACGCCATTATTTGAATTGATATTCTGCATTTTCGCTACGTAAGGGGTTATTTCCTATCAGGATACAAATCTACTACCCTGCATTTGCGACTTTTTGGCTTGCAGTCGGCTCTGTCAAATTAAGAAGGCGGTTCGTTAACTGCTCGTTCTGCTTTGTGAGCCTGTCAATGATGGCATGGAGTCTCTTGAACTCCTTATCTACTTCGATGCTTTTGGATTCTTGTGCCATGACAATAAAATTTGCATCGTACTTGCCATCGAAAGCCTTGATGATATCAACAAGTATGTCGAATCTCGGATTCCTTTCCGAATCGACGATGCTCCTGATAGTATTATCTGGGCGATGGCATTTTCTTGCAAGAGAAGCTACTGTGTGTCCCTCTTGTTCCATTGCGTACTTTATACGCTCATTCACAGTTTTCATTTCGTCCATAAACGATACTAATTGTTAAATTCAACGCAAATATTAAAAATATTCACGCAAATATTTTGTTATTTAAAATAATTGTGCAATATTTGCACCGTGAAACTGTTTTTACACTACGAAAGTAAATAATTTTTTTTGTTTATCGCATTAATTTATTAAAAAAATGGCATTTAGTGATTACATGAAGTCGTTACCCAACACTCGTACAGAAACTATCAAACTGATTGCAAAGGAGTGTAGAGTGAGTGATGTGACCGTCTATCGGTGGATTAATGGGGGAATAACTCCGGAACCTCTCAAACGTAAAGTAATTTCGGATACTCTTGGCATTCCTGAAGGCGAATTGTTCCCCTTACCTAATACTTGATGGACAAACGTGAAACCCATAGTAGAATATTCAACAAATAAGAAGTACAATGAAATTGAAAGAGTTTGAACAGGCGATAATCGCAAAAGGATTGAAGCCTAAAGAAGTACGGCTGGAGCATTCCAACGTAAAGTGGTTTGTCTGCGATGGGAACTATGACTATGGAATTATCGTGTTTGATAAGAACGGAAAGGCTCATGTGTTGTTTACCTATCAGTGGCCGGAAGAAGTACATAATATACAGATTGAGAGTTGTGACGGCGGTATCACTATTGATGGGGTGACTGCCTACAGGGACAGTGTTTTGGATCTGGTATTTTAAAGTGGATTATGATAAAGATTGGGGAATTATGAGCGAGAAAAAAATAGTACATCCATGTATAGAGTGCCAGTTTTACGAGCTATGCGTTGATTTGGACGGTGTTACATCTTCATGCCCGAGTTGTGAGAGTTTTATTAGCATAAGGGGGATCTAACTTAAACTATAGAAAAAAATGAATATATATATCAGTGGGAAAATCGGTGAGAGAAATATTTCTGATTCAACTCGTAAAAAATTCGAGCGGATTCAGAAGATGCTGGAGGATGAAGGGCATCAGGTATTCAATCCGGCAAGTAAAGAACGAGAGTCGTATTTAGAGATGTGGTTAAAAGGACAAAAACCGTATCTTCAAAGTCATAACATCAGCAATTACGCAGAAATACTGCGTATGAATTTACTTATGCTTGTTCAATGTGATGCAATTTACATGCTGCCGGATTTTATAGACTCTCCTGGCGCAAAAGCTGAGCACGCTTTTGCCATTGCCTGCAAAAAGCAGATATTCTATGACGATGAGCTCTACCAAGATGGCACGCTTAGGAGTAAGACCTACAATAAGAACAAATTCCCATGGGGAAAGAAAAACGAACAAAAATAAAAAACCATGAGCAACTACGAACTACAACTGGAGCCGGTGAGGTTGAATCACAATCCTATTACGGGGAAGTTCCTGAAGGGGCATCTGAATGTAAACAAGGGGAAGACATGGGATGAGTTCATGCCGAAACGAGCCCAAAGGAAGTGCCGGAAAGGATGGAAGAATCTTGATATTTACCGAGATAAAGCATTACAGAATCGGTCTCCGATGGCAGGTATGCCAAAGAGAAAGGTGATAGCCGTGAGTAAGGATGGCCGGTGGACTTGCTTTGAATCTATAAGAAGAGCTGAAGAAATCATTGGGTGCAGTCGCGGGGCTATACAGAATGTCTGCCGGAAGAATCAGATGAGGAAAGTGGTGCACAGTACGAATGGGAAACCGACCGGCAAAGTGAATACAGACTATAGTCGTGGCGGTATCAGGTTCTATTTTGAAGATGATCCTATCTGGATGACAAAGATTAAGCATTGATCATTAAACATTGACCATTGAACATTGAGCATTTAAAATTATAAAACTGAATCGAAAAATGGTATTCAGATTAAAAAACTGAATGAAAAATTGTAAAAAACTGAATTAAAAAATGGTATTCAGATTAAAAAACTGAATGAAAAATTGTAAAAAACTGAATTATGAGCAAAATTGAAATATCAGAATATGACAGCTTCGGGAGATACATTGAGAGTCCCTGCTATGGGTGCAGGGTTGATGACTGCCGGAACTGTCCGAAATCATTAGGGAGGGCAAGAGTATGAATTGTAAACTATGTGAGAATTGGAACAGGTTCTACGGGAATTGCGCCGTCTGTTCGTGCAAGCCAGCGCCGACGGGGAACCCTCAGAACTGCACTTATTATCGACCTAAAAAATAGAAATTATGAAAGAAATTGAGATGCAAAAAATTACCAAGGAGATAATTTATTCCATTATGGTAAAAAAATTCAATCAATACAAGCCGAGTGTAAGCGAAATATACACTATCATGCAGAATGTTACACAACACGTTATTTGTTCTTTTTCCCCGTTTATTGGACTGAGCGAAGAAGAAGCAATCACCATGTTTTGTAATAACCTCCAAAAAAATGGCAGTAAACACCATTTCACAACCGGGAATGATGATGTCGACAAACTTATAGATATGATGATTAAAGAAATTAAATCGGGTGGCGACATTGAAAAAATTGCCGATAAATATGTCAAATGCTCCACCCCTGAGTTGCGACAAGAATTGATTGACGGCATCCGGGGAATCAACGAGCGACATAAACTTGATGATTAAAAAAAACGGAAATCATCATCAGTAAAATTCAACCTTATGCTTTGCCTTTTCTAAAGCTATGCTTTCGGGCTCCGAAAGCTATGCTTTAGGCGGGCAAAAGCTATAAGAAAAAATGTTAAAGGAATTACGTTACTAATAATGATTATAATATGCCATACGGAGTGTGTAAAAAATGCGGATGTACGGACACTGATCCATGCTACAATCCTTCTTACGGTAACTGTTGGTGGGTTGATGAAACGCACGAGCTTTGTAGCCACTGTGCCGACCAGGATATTGCTGATGACCCGGAAACGTGTCATTGCATAAATTCTGAAGATAAGTATTACCAAAGCGTTGCAGATGTTCTTGCTTGCAAGAACTGTAAGCATTGGACTAAGGATAAGGACAGTTGCGATGTAAAAGACGAGGACGCATGGGGAAGCTGCGACATCATTGAATGCGGCAGTTATGGAAGTGACCCAATGTGTGTGGAATTTGAAGAAAAGGAGGAAAAACAATGACAGTTAAGGAACAAGAAATAACAACACTGGCATTACAAATGTCCAGCTCTATGTTCAGCTGAATTTGCAATTCTGCTGAACATAGATGGTTAATAATATTCTAATCAAACTATAATATGTATTCATTCACCGTTACCAACAGCCTTAATGATGCACTGGTTGATAAAGTCGGCTTTGGAGCCATTTACCTTCGAGAGGATGTCGTGCACCTCCTGGGTTGCCCTGAATCCATAATAATGCACTCCCTTGCGTTTGCGACCCGCACCTTCACGTGCGCCACCTCTTCCAGATTTCTTTCCTGTCATTTCGATTTCAGCGTGAAATTCCATAATGTTAAAAATTTTGTTGTTAGTAAAAATATGACTATCTTTGCATCGAAAACCCGGAGGTGGGAGGGTTTCCCCTCCCTTTGGTTCTCAAATCCAAACTTTAAGTTTGATTTTGATTTTCCAAATCCTAATGAAAATTGTGGCTTCCATAAGGCTTTCGGGTTTTCGTTTTTCCTACTCTTTTCAAGATTTTCGGATTCCTCTTTTTGTCTCTCATTGACAATACAAAGGTACGAAAATTATTTGAAATACGCAAACAAAATCAAAAATATTTTCGCTTGTTTCGCATTTTTTTTGCGAAAGAAATCACGTATGCCTATAATCAGAAAAGTGCAAATAGTCAAGCGAGAATGAGAACGGTGAATAAGTATATCAAATCTTCGCAAAAGATATAGCATATAATCCGCAAAGATATTATCATTCTTTTGCAAAGATATAGCTAAAAAATAAGTTAAACTGGGTTTTTCGGAAACAAGAGTGGGTAAGATGGCAAATAAAAGAAAGAACAAACGGTGGTCTGTCGAGGATGCCGACTATGTACATCAGCATCTTGGCAAGGTCACATTTAATACCATGGCCGAACATCTTGACCGCACGGAAATGTCTGTCAGATTATTTGTGCTGAGAAAGAAATGGCCTATTAGTGGATACACTGTTAAACGAAACTTGCTGATTGCGCTGTTGAAGACGAGATTCAAGAATCTTGAAGACTTCACACCGAGTCGTGCCTTCTATCGAGAAACTGGCATCGGCCAGCGGAGATACTGGGATATCTATTTTGGGCGCAAGAGCATCACGGGGAAAGAATATGCCGCTGTGGCCGATTATCTCGGAGTCACTGTAAAAGAAGCTATAGAATCACGACAGCTATCATTATTTAATGAGGAAGAATAAATGATATGGACTATAAATTAACTGAGTTTGTCAAGAAAGTTAAGGATGCTCTGGACATTGTCAATGTCGTAGAGGAATACGTCACATTGGGAAAAGCCGGGGTAAACTACAAGGGCATTTGTCCATTTCATGATGACCATGACCCGTCAATGGTAGTGAGCAAATCTCGACAGACCTTTCATTGCTTTGTCTGTGGCAAGCATGGGGACGTAATTGAGTTTGTCAAGGAATTTGAAAACCTGACATTCATGGAAGCTCTTCGAGTCTTGGCTAAGAAAGCTAATCTTGAAGATCAATTTCCAAAGCGTGAAATGAACTCCGACGAAGAAGCAGCTTACAAACAAAGGGAAGCGCAGCTCATCGCCATTGATGGGGCAGCCAAATACTATCAGAACAATATCGCACAGGCGGAATCGTTCTTGAAGTCACGTGGTTATGACGACATCCATGAAAAGGCATTGGCCGACTATGGTGTGGGATACGCCCCATCAGGCAACGTGGCCATGCGATGGTTGACGGAACATGGCTATTCTGTGGACAGGCTGAAGGAGGCTGACATTATCAGAACCTCTGATGACGGTCGAGATTATGACACGTTCCGCGACCGTGTGGTATTCCCTTTCTATAACCTGCAGGGTAAGGTCATCGGTTTTGCCGGTCGTGCTGTCATGCCAAGTGACAAGACGGCAAAGTATCTAAACACGACGGAGACACCTCTCTTCACAAAAGGAAAGAATCTCTTCGGCCTATACCAGGCGAGACAATCCATCGGACGGAACGGATTTGCATACCTGGTGGAAGGGCAGTTCGACGTTATGTCACTCCATCGGTACGGCATTGAGAATGTCATCGGTGGCTCTGGCACCGCCTTCACTCCAGACCAGGTAAAGCTGATTCTACGGTTTACGCAGAACGTGGTCATGATATACGATGCCGATGCTGCAGGAATAAAAGCTGCGCTGACCAACAGCGAACTGTTGTTGAAGGCAGGTGCAAACGTGAAATGCATCCGTCTGCCCAAAGGTATGGATCCAGATGAGTTTGCCCGTGAGAACAAGGAAAAAACAAGCGAGCTCCTAAAGGAACGTACGGAGACCTTCCCTTATGCCCTGCGTAGATTGCTCGTTCCTCGTGGCTGCAAGGATGAGCAGGCCATCAGCGACGTCATCAACAGCATCTGTTCACTTGTGGCATGCGTGAGCGATGCAGGATTGCGTCTGGAATACATCAAGAGCATGGCCGCCGATTTCAAGACTAAGATGACCATCCTTGACGCGAAGGTAAGGAATATACGCAGCAAGATTGCCGATGAGCTGAGCAAGACCAGCATGCAGCCAGGTCTATATGGGCTTGATACTTTCAGTGAGAACTTGGAGGATGACCATCCGGGAATCCTCACTTCAGTTCTGCAGGAGTTCCTCGACCAATACGGTGACACCGCCATTATTTTCGTATCAGGTGTACCGGACCAGACGGCGATCCAGGCACTGCGTTCCACTTACAATTACTTTGTCACCTCCGATGAAGGATGTTTCGTTGAGAAGGACGGTCAGGAAAGCCCATATCTGAGAGCACTGGCAGAGATGTACCGCAATGGCATCACCAGGATATCCGTGGCTTGTGGGGAGAAGACGGAATCATTTGTTGACTTCTATATCAGGCTCCATGGTGAGATGCTGGGTGACTATATGGGCGACAGGGTGCCTCTCATCAGTCGTTGCGTGGAACTGACCAGCTATGCCGACGATACGGTGGTCACGGTCAATCGCAGTCATTATTGCAGTCAGCTGAAACTTACCAAGGGTCAGTTTGATGACCTGCGCAAACCATTCGTCCAGCAGCGCAGGTCGGCCATGAAGGTGAACATCCAAAGCGACAATCTCGACGACGAAGACTTCGACGTAGACGAACCGCCAAGCTATGTGAGCGAGAATGACGACTATCGCTGCATGTGGAAGCAGTACGGCTATTTTCCCCGTCTCAACAAGAAAGGAGAGCCGGTGTGCTACATGTTCAGGAATAAGAGTGGCAACGGCATGACGCAGGTAGGAGATTTCTACATGACCCCATTGTTGCACATCTTCAACGACGACTTTGAGCAGAACAAGCGTGTGTTACGGATCAACCGTCGTTACTATGAGACCCCCATCTACATAGAGGTCGTGTCGAAGGCTCTCCAGAAGATGTCCACTATTGAGGACGTGCTGATTAATTACGAGGCGGTTAACTTCAGTAATGGTGAAGAATGGCAATGGAAACGCATCAAGGAATGGATGAGCCGTCACTACGTCCTGTGTTCCGAAATACAGGTCTATGGCAACCAGCAAAGCGACGGAATGAGCCGACGTGAGGACGAGCAGTTCTTCGCCTTCAGCAATGGCATCTGCCACATGATTGGCAATCAGGTGATGTTTGAACCAATCAATGAGATGGGAGTGGCCACGCACAACAAGCGGAACTACTACCTTCCTGCTTTCTCCTCCATCTATGCAGGAAGCGGTCGCAAGAGTGACAAATACGAGATGATTTCCCAGTTGGTGTACAGGGAAGTACCGAAAGAGAAACAGGTCAGCTTTGAGACTTGGGCTGACCTGATGGACAAAGTCTATAAAATCAACGACAACGGCAAGTGGGCACTCCTGTTTTCCATCATGTGCGCCTTCCGTAGCAACATCCACTGCATTGACCGTCTTTTCACGGCTCCGTTCTTCATGGGGCCGATGTCAAGCGGCAAGACGCAGATAGCCGTATCGATCCGAAGCCTTTTCATTTCCCCACATGAGAGCATCTTCAACCTAAACCTCGGAACGGATGCAGCCATGATATCGTTGATGAGCGCATTCAGAGACGTTCCCGTTGTGCTTGACGAATATAACAACAATGACATATCGGCAACCAAGTTCCAGGCATTGAAGTCTATCGTCTACGACGGAGACAGCAAGCAAAAGCGAAAGGGAACGTCAGGACGTGAGATCGAAAGCGACAAGGTGTTCGCCCCTGTGGTCATCTGTGGCCAGGAAACGCCGCAGCGTGATGACAATGCCCTGATGAGCCGTGTTATCATCTGCGAGGTGCCAAAGCCAAAGAACCGCACCCGTGAAGAGGTAAGGTTGTTTGAACGTCTGAAGGAAATGGAAGATCCGAGCAAGATTGGCTTGTCGAACGTGTTGCTGAAGATCCTCTCACTCCGTCCGATGGTGATGGATCACTTCAGGCACCTCAAGCAGCAAGCCTACGAGGAACTGAAGGAGAACGTCATCAACAGCGGAGAGATGGACCGGCTTATGAAGACCGTTTCGCTCTTCCTGGGTATGGTGAAACTCATAGAGCAGTACAGCGACCTTCGGCTTCCGTTTACCTATCAGGAGTTCTTCAAGATAGCCAAGTCGAAGATAGACTTCCAGCTCTCGCTCATCCGCTCAACGGATAAGCTGGCAATGTTCTTCACGGCTGTCAACAACATGATAGACGTGCAGAAAGTGAAGCAAGGCCGTGAGTTCCTCATCGAGCAGCCAAAGAAGGTTACCGGAAACGACCCGAGGGGCGAGCGAAAGACATTCATGTTCGAACCAGGCAAGAACATCATGTTCATCCGGCTTAACGCCGTGTTCAGCATATATGACCGCAACGGTTATAACAGCGAGAATTCAACCTTCAGTACCATCGACCAGAATTTGCGTTCCCATCCTTCTTACCTCGGTACCGTCAGCAGCCGTCGTTTTGAGTGGGAAGAGACCGTGGAAGTTCCCGACGCAAACAATACGATGGTGAAGAAGATTGTCCCGAAGATGACAAGTACCAGTGCTGTTATTCTCGACTACGATGTGTTCGTTCAAATGTACAACATCGATTTCCGACGTTCCGCAGAATCAACTATGACGCAGGAAAACGCGCAAGATGGCCAATCCGAAGGAGAACCGGAAGACCCGCAGCAAATTATCCCGTTTGAGGAAACGGACAAAGCGAAGGGTAATGTTCCGTTTTGATTAAGCTCCACACATGAAAACGCACCCGAAACAGCATTTGTTTTCCCTCATTCAAGACCGTGCCAGTCCACATGGATATGCACGGTCTCTTTTTTCTTTTAAATTATGATTAGTGGCGCAAAAAACCCCGTACCCCCAAATTATGTAAAAAAAACATAGAAAAGCAAGTTTTGAAAAATATTTTTCAGAAAAACACCTTCCTACAATCCTACATTCCTACAAATTACAACTTTTTTCAAACTAACTATGTCTATATTTATTTATATATCAATAATTTACATTCATTTTTATCTTGTTTTTGGTTGTAGGAATTTGTAGGAACTTGTAGGAAATGCCAAAAATTGTAGGAAATGGTAGTTTTTTTGTCATTGACCTACAAAAAAGGGCAATTTGCAGGATTGTAGGAGTAAATATTGCGTTAATTATTCAAATAATTGCGTGATAATATTTTTGTAATTAATTAAATATCAGTATCTTTGCATAAAGATAGATGAAATTTGTAGGATTGTAGGACGTAGGAACTCAAAATAAGCGTTTTAAGCATGGAGCAAAATAAAAGGTACTCGAAAAAAGTGGCGACTATCAAGATTGAGCCATACTTGGCAGAGTATGTCTCTGCAAAATACGGCTTGGATTCCATGACTGGTGGCGTAAAGATCCCACCTATTACCGACCTCTATTTTTGCGTTTGGGAACACATGTCTCGACAACGATCCAATCAAAGTGAGCCAGAAGACGGAAACCTACGCATATCCTTGCCCTGCCGTAAAGCTCGTGTCGATGGCCAGGCATGGAAGGATCCTGCCTACTTCAACTTTCTGTCTCTTAATGCAGCCAAGGAGATTGGAGGTTGCATTCGACGCATGTTCAATTTCGAACTGCATCGAGTTCTACTGGAGAATGAGGAGTTTGGAATGGAACGTCGCAATTTGGATGTCGTTCAGGATTTTATCCGATTGTATGGGTTGAGATCCATCAGTGAAGATGCCTTGTTGAAGAACTACTATCGTTTTCGCAATCGCTTACGCTCTAAAAAGAAGAGAAAATATACAAAATGAACATATTTAGAATATTTTAATACATACCGAACAACCGTTTTTGTCAGTTAACATGAAAGAATTTACATCATTGATTACGGTCTTCCTCACATCAGAATCACCTGCAACGGAATATGAGTTCATGGCAGACCATTTTGATTTCACGCCAACAGCCAATGATGACGAAGGTGGCGCATCTTGGAATTGCGACAAGACCTTTGTAATCGACACGCCTTCTCCCGACATCATCCGATGTTTCCAAGTGCCACGCAGTGCCATTGTCACGCTGAAAACATCTGATCGCGCCATAATGGAAATTGGTACGCCGGAGGTTCCTGCACGTGTGCAGGTTGTTGAGCAACTCCAGAAATCTCAGCTCATCATACATTGCACAATGACGAAAAAACCCGAATTCATACCAGAATTGCGTGAAACATCTCCTGTATCAAACACGTTTTAACCAGTCCCCTATCCTATAATAAAGTCTTTTGTATTTATTTCATATATGTGTATTTTTGAACACAAAATATGACGTTCATGAACGAAATACAGCAACTATTACTTTCGGATATGCCGCTTTGGATATCATCCAGTGGCTATATCCAACTCATGATAAGTGCATTCCCCATGGTTAAGATGGATGCACTGCCTGTTGATAAGGCAAAGCTGCCAAACTCGTCCCAGTTCTTTTTCTTAGAAGAAAAGACCTATCAAGAGAAGACGAGGGATCAGCTTGGCAGAATCAAAGCCATACTGCGGCAGGAAGCATCTACGAAGACCATTAATGTTACATGCGATTACTCATCTGCAGAACTCCCGGATGAGTCTATAGCCTATCATCGTGTATTTGGTTTCATTACCGCAAACAGCACGTACCGCTTCTCAAGCAAGCAGCTGGAGGCCGACATGATGGCTGCAGAAGCCAATCCACAAATCACCTGCCATTTCCTGCATGTGAACTCTCCTGGCGGAGAGGCTTGGTATCTCGATCGTCTTGGGGAGACCATGCAAAATTGCGAGAAGCCAATCCTTGTGCTCTATGAGAATTGTTGTTCAGCAGCTTATCACATCGCCTGTCATGGTACCAAAGTGTACGCCAACACCAAGTTTGACTTCGTCGGTTGCATCGGTACCATGGCCTCATTCTGGGATTTTGAGGAATATTATGCCAAGCTCGGCATCAAGAAGGTGGAAGCCAGAGCCACGAGAAGTGACTTGAAGAACAAGATGTTCGATGACCTCGTGGACGGCAAGCCGAAGCAGTTTGTCGAGAACGTGCTGAATCCACTCAACGAAGAGTTCATCAGTACCGTACGTTCACAACGCAGCCAACTGGACAAACTTGATAATGATCATCCCGCATTGCGCGGAGAAGCCTACTATACAGATGATGCCGTGGAGATTGGCTTGGCAGATGGTTGCAGAACCCTTACTGAAGCCGTGGCCGAGGCAGCAACACTTGGTCATCTGTATATAGAAACCAGAAAAGCCAAAGATTTTGTGTATAATGCCATATAGTTATTAATTTAAGGTTAAGATTGTTTCAGTATGAAGAAAAAACTTTATTCCATCCTCGAACTTCTCGGACTCAAGCAGAAGTTCGAGGACAAGACCCTCTCAAATGAGGAATTCCAGTCCATTGTGGCGGAGTATCAGAAGAAGTATAAGACGACTCTTCAGGACGATATTGCTGCCGAACAGCAGGAAGAAACGAACCAGAGAATGTTGCGGCAGATTTATGATGCCGTTGCAGCCATTGGGCAGGAATCCACATCTGAAGAAGGTGAACAGACTCTGCAGAGCAACGTGTCTATGGAGGGTGTCATTGCTGCCATCAACAATCTCGGAAGCAGATTTGAAAAGATGGCCTCTACCCCAGCTGAAGATATTCCCGCTGCTACTTCTACAGGAGTGAAACTTGCCATTAACGGCCCGGGCAACACGCCTCAGTACCTCTTTGGCATTGAGAATCCTATGTTCGACATGAAGCAGCGTTGGAACATCATTGCCGCCAACCCACGTGCTGCCCGTTCCATGAACGACCCTGATGACGAAACGCAGAAAGCCTTCTACAAAGCCGTAAGCGACTACGGTCGTTCCTTACAGCATCGTTTTGCCTATCTTCAGCAGAATGCCATGCTCAACGCCAAGCTGCTTGAGACGGGAGAGTTCTCCAACAACTACGACGGTGTTGAAGGTGCAGGATTGGGAGACCAGTACGTCATCCGTCGTCAGGATGCGCTCATTGCCCGCGTGCTGAAGAAGCGCGACCTCACCCAGTACTTCCCCGTACGTTATGGCGTTCAAGACCGTGACCTCTTGTTCAACACCTTTTTCGGTGAGATTTCACAGGCTTACCAAAAAGGTGAGATCTACAAGGGTGACATGAAGATCGAGAACGAGATGGGCTACGTTGACGATGCCATGATCAAGATTCAGTTCGGTCCAATGAAGGAGCTGGAGCGCATGTACATCGCCTACCTGAACCGCGACGGTTCTGACCCCATCAAGTGGTCGATGATTGAATACTGTCTGCTCAACGAGCTGGAGACGGCTCAGGTGGAGCAGAACAAACGTCGTGTGCGTGGAATCTACGTGAAGCCGGAGACCGGCGTGGCCGGTTCGTACCTGAACGCAGGTACCGGTATCATTTACACGTTGCTTCGCTATTACCACGAGCATAGTTTGAAGCTCCACGATGATGAAGGCTACATGGGCTATACCAGCAGCACCATGCTCGCAGCCGTTCAGGAGTTCATCAGTGACGTGACATCATCACTCTCCGAGGACATGGATCTCACGAATCACGTACTCTACTTGAATGCGCGTCACAAGACTTGGTGGATCAACAACATTCGCACCACCTATCACCTCGACCAGGACTTCACCGGTACGGAATCCCTCATTAACCGAGTTCCTGACACGGATATCCGCATCATTTGGCTGCCATATCTTGGCTCACTGCCTCTCATGTTGCTTGATGTCCCGGGTAACCTTCAGTTTATCGAGTACATTCCTGGTGAGATGCTTGCAGTCAAGGTTGAGGAGCAGATGGAAATGGTACGTGGCTGGAGCACCTGGAAAGAGGGATGCGGAGCCGCCTTCACCGGTCGCAAGTTCGCGACAAAGGCACTCATGGATGACAACAACTATGAATGGCAGCAGATTTTCATGAACAAGCCGGCCGTGAAGCTTGCAGCAGATGCCACCAAGCCAGATGCTGCTGACGGTTTCTGGTTTATCTCTGTCGCCAATGCCGCCGCTACGGCGATCACAGACATCGACCATGCCAAGGCAGGTGTCGCATACGTCATCGAGACTGGGTCAACAACCAACAAGTCAACCATAGCCAAGAGTGGAAAGTTCGCAAACCTCACCGCAGCATGGACACCGACGGCTGTTGGAGACTACATCATGGTCATTCTTGACAGTGAGGGAAAGTTCCGCGAACTCGAGCGTTGTGTCGGTGGAACGCGCTCCATCAACAAGCTCGTTCAGCCCAACGTCATCGGTGGTCGATAGAAAGAAATCTTTTCATTCCCTGTTAATAATTTGAGTTAGTAAATGTTTGTTACGGCATCCAGGAAATACGTCCTGGATGCCACAAAAAACAGAGATTATGTCAAAAAGAAACAAAATCCCGGTGCGCATTGTCAAGCGCAACATGGAAAAAGGCAATGCCTATGCCAACAAGAGAACTCGCCAGTTATTCACGTGCATTTTCGCACTTTTGGCGGTAGTGTTATTCGTTCAAATGTTCCTTGAACCGTCGTGTGCCTTTGGCATGGTAGGTCCTGGATTGTCCATGGCTTCAGTGGTCGCTCTTGCCAGTATTGATGATGTTTCAGACCGTGACACGCACGGTTCTGCCATCTCCTATATTGTCTATCTGGTGCACATCAGCCAGCTCGACCGTACCCAGCCCTTCCCTCAGCCTGACGAGAACAGAACCGTGGGTCAAATACCCCTGAAAACGGGTGAGTCACCATTTTATTTCGAGGCACATGACATTCCTACGCTGGTCAGTACGACCGAGAAGGGGGACATTACCACTACGGGTGAGAATAATTTTGTAATTATCATGGGTGGTGACCGTGATTCCATCAAGAATTTCATTGAACATTATAGTGGTGGAAAGTTCATCCTTATTTACAAGCACATCAAGGAAACTCAGTGGCACATCCTTGGTGAGCTGGAGCGTCCGATGATTCTTGCCAATACCGAGACAAAGGATGACAAGGACGGTCGATACACCACGTTCACCTTCAAACGTAATTCAGTTGACCTTCCATTGCTGTATGACGCTGACCCCAGCGGTGTTACGTCTCAACCTAATGCTGGCAACTGAAACATCCTGTAGCAGTCGCATGAATGAAACAATGGTGACCAAAACCGAAGGAGAGGTGGGATTAAAGGCTTAGGACTCTCCTTCGACCACCATTGACAAAAAAATATAATAAGGAATACGATGTATAGCAGAACAGACAAAATAAGGCATTTCAATGAGCTGCGCAAGCCCTCCGCTGCACAGAAGGACTTTGAGTTGTTGAAGAAAAACAACCCATCCCTTTCGAGACTTGCCAGGTATGGACGAAACCCTGAGAGATATGCAGACGACATCCTATACGACTTGCTTGACTGCTGCACGGCAGAAGACATCGAGGCTAATCGTGGGAATTCCACGGGTACAATTCCGGAACAGGAACATGTCGAAACGGGATCTGGTTCTTCAGAGACGACACCTGTGGACGGTGCTGAAGACGAGGATGCAAAAAAAAAGTAGTCCAAAAGGAAGAGGAATACCCTTGCATCGATTGGGAAAACCTCATGGATGCCGACGTGCAGACGGCCATCATCATCTACAATGACCGCATTAACACATGGCGCAAGATGAAGCAGCTCGACAAGCAGCTTGAAGAAAGCCCGACTCCAGAGGCTGTGGCCGCATTGGCCGAACTCAGGATAAGGAACCTTCAGGCGTTTGCCGAGCTGCAATCTTTCAATGACACAGGAAAGTTTCTCTTCAAGCATCCCATTCTCTTTGGCCGTTCAGAGTTCTCCGAACTGCTGCATCTTTTCAAGACAGACCCGGCAGAGTTCCTGCGTAAGCACAAGAACGTACTCGACAACATCCGTCGTTACAAGGCGTATCTCAAGCGTGATGAACGAAAGGCTCAGCGACTGTCGGATAAGAAACATCTCTCAAGATACGAGGAAAAGGAACGGCTTTTCAAGATGATCATCGAACAAAACAACAAAACCACGTAGTATTTCCTATTTATAAATCTATTATGTAAAAAAAACTACACCATGAAAAAAAGTTGCATATTCCCTTGGTCAACTCATTTTTTATGTCTATCTTTGCAGTGCTAAATTCATAATCGCGGTACAATATGCCGCCGGAGTAATGACCGGCTATTTTTGTGCCATCCACATTGAGGTAAAAAAAACAACTTAACTGCGCCGTGTCGGGATACAGTAATGCCCCGGGGTTTCAGCGATTATGAGCCTAGCAGCACGTAGCGCAGTTTCTTTATTGCTAAATCATAATCATGGTATCAACAACCACAAACCGCACCGCTCAGCGGGTACACGCCATCAAGGCATGGCTCAGTGCAAAGAGCGACATCATTTCGTATCTATGCCAAGAGGACTTCACGCACAAGGAAGTCATCATGTCGCACCTCTATGTCGTGCTGCTTATCATCGTTTGCTTCGTTGCCGAATGGATAGAGAAAGGAGGCTCTCTATGATTATCCAAATGCGACCCTCATGTCCTCCAAATCTCAGGGAAGAGTGGGCAAAGTTCAACCCCAATGCGCTCCATAACGTCCGAATGCAGCAACTCGACCGTTTTAAAGAGTCACTTGACCGTTTCGACATTTGGCTGAAAGCATTTGTCTGACGGTTCCTTTTTCTCTGTCTTTTGCACGTATCCTATTATATGCTATCTTTGCAATATGGACAATGCGCAGATATGCATCGACGAACTGAAGAAACTGGCAGAGAAGGGCGATTCCGAGGCTGTCAAGACTCTCATCCAGCTCACGCGACACGAGCAGGAGGAAGAACTGCGTAAAGACCTTTTCGGAATATGAACAATCTACAGCGAATAGAGGAAATACACCCAGACCTCATCTCACAGTTCCTTGCCACTGGCGAATGCGATAGCATACCCAGGGATATCAAGCTGTTCCTGCAGCAGCTGTCGTGGGCAATGGAAATCTTCGAGCATGAGCGAAACATCACACGTGCAGCACGCAAGCTTCAGCATCGCATCAATGCAGAGCAGCATGTCAAGATAGAGTTGCGTACATGCCAGGCACGAATCTACGAGGCCATCAACTATTTCGCCGTTGATAACAACGTGCCCATCAAGGTATGGGAGAATCAGTACGCCAACCAGTTCGAGAACCTCGCAAAGCTTTGTGCGGTTGCAGGCGACTACAAGACACAAGGCAAATGCTACGAGCGTGCGCTGGAATGCAGAAGGCGTGCCGCGGAAATAGCCGAGGCTGATCGCGATTTGGGTGTCATTTTCCTCATTTCGCCGGAACTCACGCCGGAGGAGATGGGCTTCAGTAAGAAGAGCCTGAAAGAGATTGCCGCCAAACACAATAAGGGATTCTACATCACGCTCATCGATTCCCTGCCTATAGAGAATATTGAGAAGAAAAGATTGTTGCGTGAGAGTGACATCGAATACGCTGAATTTGAGGAGATAAAGAATGACTGAACTTGAAACCAATGTCACCGAGTTTCAGCACTATTACATGAATTCGGTGCAAATGCTGGCCACCATCATCGACCCGAACATGCTCTATGCGGAATGGGGACGTGCAACGGGAAAGACTGAGGGTGTGATGGGACCAAGGCTCATCCGTGTGATGAATGACATGCCTGGTGAACTGTCTTTCCTGGTCCATAAGACCTACGTGGCTCTGATGACCAACGTATGGCCGAACATCCAGGCTTATTTCTCGCGTCCTGTGATGGTAAACGGAAAACAACGTGCCATGCTTGAATACGGAATAGACTATGTGGTCGGAGAGAGTCGCCTGCCAAGCCATTTCCGCAGACCCCGTTACCCAATCAGCTATGCGAAGCACTCCGTCATCTTTCGCAATGGCTCGCATCTACAGTTGGTGAGCAGCGATCAGCCGGAAAGCGTGGCTGGACGTAATGCCGTACATGCTTTCGTGGAAGAGATGAAGCACAACAGTGGCGAGAAACTCAAGAGCCGTCTGTTCCCATCGTTGCGTGGTGGAAGTGCGGAGATACGCCGCTCTGCCTATTACGAAGGCGTGACAGGTGTTTCCGATACTGCACGTGTTGACTTGGGTGAGGATGACTGGTTCGAGGAATACGAGAACAATATGGATCGTAATCTGATCGATGAGATTGCCACGGTGTCGTTGGCCGTCAACAAATCGCTCTATCGTCAGTATGCCTTACAGAAAGAACTGAAAGAAACAAAAAATCCTGTCACGATGGAGCAAATCCGTCTGGAAACTAAACGGCTGCAACATTTTGTAGCCATGTGGAAACCACGGCTTGCCGACATGCGGCGCAATGCCATCTACTATATACGTGCCAGTTCGTTCTGCAATAAGGATATCCTTGGTCCGAAGTTCTTCAAGACGCAGCTCGACACACTCGATATCGATGAGTTTCTGACTGCCATCTGTGCCATACGTCATAAGGAAGTGACCAATAAGTTCTTTGCAGCATACGACAGGGAGAAACATCAGTTCCGCGACAGTTATATCTATGACGAAATCCTGAAACACAACCTCAAGGACAAGTTTATTCTCTCAGCACGATATCTGCGCCACTACGACAAGCGAGAACCGCTCTATGTAGGCTATGACCCAGGTGATTTCTCCTCGCTCATAGTCGCTCAGAAGAAAGACTATGGGCAACGGCTTGACATCATTAAGGAGTTTTGGGCATATTTTCCAGACTGTCAGGACTCACTTGCACAGCAATTCTATCAATTTTTCGGGTCTGACAGCATAAATAAGACCATCCACCTCTACCCGGACCGTGCAGGAAACAAGCGACGTGAGGAAACGGAACAGATTACCACAGACAGCCGTGCACTGAAAGCTGCCCTGGAAGGATATGGCTTTACGGTCATCCTCTACAACGAGGGTGCACCGACTATCTATCATTGGCAACAGTTCAAGCTCTGCCTCTTGCTCTTTGGTGAGCGTTTGCCAATACTGCCCAAAATACGCATCTGTGAGAACGAATGCAAGAACCTTTGCTCGGCCATCCTTATCAGTCCGCTCACCAAGAAAGGCAACATGATAGAACTCGATAAGTCGAGCGAGAAGAAGGAGTCGTTGAAACGTCAGGCAGGACTGACAACGCAACTCCCAAGTGCAATGATATACCTGTTATATGGACTCTATGGCGAACTCGCAAAGAAAGAATTGAGTACATTCCCCGACGATTTGCCCGATAATCTGAGCCTATAACATATAATATGTATGTGAAAAGAACACTATAATTTCTGAAAAACATATAATAATTGACCTTTTTTACAGAGGTAGAAAACTCATTTTGTTGAAAATGAACGCTTTAAGCGTCCGAAAAAGAAAAAACGATTTGTTCAAGTCTTTCTTGTCGACAAGCACCGCTGATTTTCTCAAAAGAAGTGCAATGTCTCCTAATGGCCGGAAATATGACGACGACCACCAGTGTGCCCTCCATGGCTGTACTTTTCGTCCTTTGTGCCTACATGGATTCTTCGTAATTTCGCATCGATGGACAGTAACTTCGAGATTGACGGCATCACTGCACTGCAGAATGCTCGTGAGATTAGCAAATTGCCAGATGGTGACTTCACCGTGGCTTTCTTTCCCTATTCTCGTTCCTTGGGCGAGGCAGGAGCACACTTAGTGGTGAAAGAACATTGTAAATACCGAACGCAGTTGCCACACGAACGGTTCTCGGTTGATTCGGAGAACTACTTCCTTTTTACCGACGAGAATGGAGCCCCAAGGATGTGCTACCGTATTCTCATCAGGTTCATGGCATTTCCGCAGGATGGATATAAACTACATAAGATAAATTGGTTATGATAGAGGATAGAATAGAGGTTCACGGCAATGTGGGCAACTACGTCAGTGATGGCAATGTCATCTCCTTTCAGATTGGGGAGGGACAGCAGCTCTTCGATGATCCTGCCATTCGAGTACCATGGGGAAACACGGCAGTGTTGCACGACCACCATTGGCTCGGGTTGCAAGGGTTTCAGGTTTGTATGCGTGGTCGCAACAATACGCTTTGCGATGAGATAACGATGGAGATCAAGCAGAATCGATTGTTGCCACGACTGTACTCCAAGCAGATAAAGATGCTCTATGGGCATGGCCCTGCAGTGTACGTGCAGACCATCAAGGAAGGAAGGCTTAAACGAGAGTACACCTCGCTGCCAGACGTGGCAGACTGGCTTAATACATGGGATGAGCGTGGCATGTCAACCGTGCAGGAGTTTTGCAAGACGAACATCAAGAACTACTATTATTTTGGCGATTTCTTTGTCAAGTGGCGTTTCTCTCGCGGAAAGCGCATAGGTGTGGGTATGCCTGTAACAGGGTTGGAATCCTTAGAAAACAAGCATTGCCTGTTGGCCACTACCCGAACGGACGTGGCAACGGAGCTCATCCAGTATGGCGATTTCCATCACATCGCCGTAGGCAAGTGGTTCTTTGGTACCGGACAATATAAGATATACCCCAAGTTCTCCCTGAAGGAGTTCGACGACTATCTCTATGCAGCCGTCAGCCATCATCGCGAAAAATCAGTGGATGAGTTCTACGGGGCAAACGAGACGCACCAAGGGGCACGTCCATACATACAAGGCTCCAACAAGACTGCCATCTACATCAACTCGTTCCTGAAAAACTCCCTTGCTGCCAAGTTGCACATCATCATTCCCAATGCCTGGGTGGAATCTAAGCGAAACCAGATCAGCAAGCTCTGTGAGGAAAACAAGAAGCGCAAGGCCAATAACCAGGAACTCATCAAGTACAACGGCATTGAGATTGGCGACGAGATGCGCGAGTCCACGGTCATTGAGTACATACGCTATGAGCTGCGCAAGTTCGGCCAGTACCTTTCCGGTGAGCGTAATCAGGGCAAGGCATACTCCACGTTCTCGTTCATGGACGGCAGCGGTCACGAACAGTCGTGGCGCATCGAGAACATCGACATGAAATATAAGGAGTATATCGAGTCGATGATAGCATACGACAAACGCGCCGAGGAAGCTCTCCTTTCAAGTGTCGGACTGGATGCCTCCATCTCCGCTGTTTCCAAGGACGGAATCATCAGCAAGTCGGGTTCCGACGCTTACTACAATTATCTCATCTACATCATGTCGCTCACTCCTGAAGACGAGATTTGCGCAGAACCGCTCAACATGGCTTTGCGCGTGAATTTCCCCGGCTACTACGCCCAGGGATACCGCATAGGCTTCTATCGGGAAGTGCCACAGCGACAGGAAGACATAGCACCCAAGGACCGTATAAACCAGCAACAGTCATGAACATTCTCTCAGATTTATTCGACGACCTGGCTCAATTCTCGGTTTTCGCTCCAGGCATGGAGACAAGCAATTCGCTTGATGATCTTCAACCGGCAGGTCTTACAGCAATGAAACGGGTACAAAGTGTGATCTCCGTTCAAGTATTCAGAGCTATCATCTCCTGCAATGATGATGCCTTGCTCTTTTCACTACGCTCAGCCGTGGCAAACATGACTCTCTCTGCCCAACTGGTGTTCGACACTATAAATCGTCGTAAAGCCGGTGTGGATGTATACAAATACGAGATTGAAGACATGCGACGATCGTATACAGAGAACTATTTCAATGCCATGGACACGCTCATCAGCACGCTCACCAGTACCGTTCCCGAAGAATCAGACACCACAAGCCCTGCAGCTAAGTGGAGAGAGGCGCGTTACTTCAAGCTGATTGACAACTGCCAAATCAAGTCGGCGGATGATTTCGACACCATCTATCCCATCGACCTGTCTTACCTCTTTTTCTTTCGCACGGTACCATTGCAGAAGGAGACGCTCGACGAACGGCTCTCTGCCTATTACGACAAAACCGACGATGAGCGCATCATTGCCATGCTCAACCTTGCACTTGCCAAGAAGACCATTGCCAAGGCTCTGCGACGGTTCGACATCCTGGAGTTCCCGCCTACTATCCGTAACCTCTTCGATGACAACACGGCCAGTCGATCCGGTAAGGATGAACACGCCAATGCCCTTGCCTTGGCTGACCGACTGGACGCTGAAGCCGACCAATTGCTTGAGAATGTTGATATGCTTCTCGATGGCGACACTACCGACTTTGCCTCGTTTGCAGCATACAATACAAATGAAGATATAATAGTAATGGCACCATAACCATGAATGATATCCAACTCATAAGCAACGGTAAGATGGTTTCCCTTCCCAACAGATGGGAAGGTATGACACAAAAGCAGTACCAGCTGCTTGTAAAGGATCTGTTGTGCATGGCCGCAGGGGAACTGTCACCTGGAGAAGTGCGCATCCGATTGCTTTGCAACCTGATGGACTGGAAGCTCTCAAAGATAAAGGAAGAAGAGACGATTGCCACGCTCATCGCCCTGTCACAACGGCTCACGTTCCTCTTCAATGAAGACCAGGAAGGGCGGTTCCTCGTAAATCTCTGCTTCTGTGCCCAGCTTATGCCAGATGTGGTGCTGAATGGCAAAACTTACGAGGGATATCATGTACGCACCGATTTCAACCAGCTTACGTGCTCACTCACTGCCCTTCAGTATCTGGAGGCACGCGCACTCATCAGCCATGACAACGATTCCCTGCCGTTCATGGCTGCCATACTCTATTGTCCTGGCACATACGACAGCGAACGGGCACATGCCTTGTCTAAGGAGTTTGCACGGTTGCCCATGGAAACGCTCACTGCCATCTCATGGAATTTCCAGGCTCTTAACAATTTCCTCTTCACCAGGACGGAATTCTCACTACTCGCCAAGTTCAAGGAGAAGAACAGGACCGCTATCGCCACCGATGCCATGGATGCGCTATACGATCTCTCTGCCGACGGCCTTGGAAACAACCAGGAAGTGGAGCAGATGAATGTTCTCACCTATTTGCGTATTCTCAGAAAGAAAACCATCGATGCCGTGCGACAGATGAGAGGCCTGAAGATGGACACTCCCACCATCAGCCTCGAGACTGGCCTTCCCATCGAAGTAATCAACGACATGATATGATAGCAGATCTATTCCTTTACTTTGCACAGTTCCCTCAGAAGAAAGGCATCAAGTCGATGGCCACAAAGGGAACAAGCAGCATGCCTCATTACAGAAAACTCATCCAGGATCTTGATGACTTGCCTGAAAGAAGCCGTGTGCCCGAGATAGACAATTATGTCTACGGACAGTCTTTCGAGGATATAAAACAACGGCTTGACAAACTCATTGGATCATTCTTGTTTGTTGACTACGGAGAGTTCGACATGCTGGGCGATGGACGCAGATCATACCAGGTGACACAACGGCTGGCCGTCACCGTCGCCATGCGACTGAACGCCACTACCGACCTTGTGGAACGCATGATTGCCAGTGACCATTCACTACGCCTGTTATCCAAGGTACATGCCTGGATGATGGCCGACTCGGAGAACGGACGGCTTGACTGGCTCGACCGTGAGAACCTTGACAAAGCGGAAATCATCCCCTTTGTATCTGCAGAACTGCATTCCACAGGGTGGACACTCATGCTTGACGCAACAGCTCCAGACATGCTCGGTACACACGCATTTGCGAAGTCCTTTGCAGCGGAGATGGAATAAACTATTTTTGCATCATAAAAACGGAAAGTATGAAACAGAACACAAAAGATTGGATACAGTATGTCTCTGGAGTGGCACTTATCGCATCAGCCATAGGAATGGCTTTTACTTCATTTCTCATTGTAAGCGATGTAACTGCCGGGGCAAATGCTTATATCGGTATCGCCATCAGCGGCGCACTGGCTGTGTTCGGCGTGGCTACATTTGCCATGAACCGCATCAGCCAGTCTGAAGACACCCTCAAACAGTATGTGGACAAACTGATGAGTGAGAAAGGAGGCCAGAAATGATCATCCTGATCGACAATGGACACGGGAGGAATACCAGCGGTAAACGCAGCCCGGATGGACGGCTGCTGGAGTACCGGTATGCGAGAGATATTGCACAGATGATGGTGGATAAGCTCAGCCAGGCCGGATACAAGGCTATGCGCATTGTCACTGAGGAGACCGACATTCCCCTTCGAGAGAGATGCCGAAGGGTAAATGCCGTCTGCAGAGAACATGGAGCATCAAACGTGCTGCTTGTCAGCATCCACTGCAATGCCGCACCGCCTGACGACGGGAAATGGCACATGGCACGAGGATGGTCAGCACACGTCAGCCTGAACGCTTCCTACAAAAGCAAGCAGCTTGCACGCCATATCATAGCAGCAGCCAGAGAATGTGATTTGAAAGTGCGTGAATACTCTGTATCAAAACCCTACTGGCAGCAGAACCTCGCCATTTGCCGCGACACCGACTGCCCGGCTGTCCTCACCGAGAATCTCTTCCAGGACAATCGTGAAGATGTCGACTACCTGCTGTCAGAGCAAGGCCGTGCCACCATTACGAAAGTGAATGTCCTGGGCATAATCAATTACATCAAAGACTTCGGGCGACTATGAGAATATCGAATTGGACTATAGCCTATGCCGTGGTGGTGTCGATCCTTCTGTTCGCTGCCGGATACGAATCTGAAAAGACCCGCAGAGAGAACTGCCGCCTGAAGGCCAATCAGCAGATGTTGCTGACTCCACAGACTGTTGTGGAGTACCGTAACACCAGTGACGGCAAGGCCGTGGCAGAGGTCCAGGCACTCAACCTGAAGATCTCAGAACTCAAGGCATGCAACGACTCGCTGCTCCGGCTGGCAGGTGACCTCGGCATCAAGACCAGACGGCTCATGGCTCTGGCACAGACCACGGCCAAGACCCAGACAGATATCCATACAGGGATTAAGGATAGCATTCTTCCTGGCAGCACAGACACATTGCCATGCGTCTCCTATGTCGATCCGTGGATTTCATTCAGTGGCTGTATCAAGGCAGACACCTTCACTGGCCGCATAGAAAGCCGTGACACGCTCGACTTCATCGTGCACAGGATACCCAAACGATTCTTGTTCTTTCGCTTTGGCTGCAAGGCCATCCGGATGGATGCTGTGAGCCACAACCCACACAGCATTCTCACTCACGCGAAATATATTAGAATCACCGAGTGAACCGAGATTTCTCAAATACTTTTTCATAATATGCTTTATTAAATTAGTTAGTAATGTAGTACAAACTGATTGCTACAGGATAACATCCATAAACGAACGGATTTGAGGAGCTGCCGCAGTGATGCGGTGGCTTTTTTATCAGTATTTAGCTGTCTCTAAACTATCCTAAACGCTTTATTATTAAGAAGATAAGACTTGCACGTTCCAAACTATAGTGTTAACTTAGCATCAACAAAAGAACAATAACAATCTAAGAATCAGACAGTTATGAACGAGCAAATCCAAAGCATCCTCAACCAGAGAGCAACCAAGACATCAAAGATACAACAACTCCTTTCACTGGGATTGACACGCAGGCAGGTGGCAGATCTTGTAACCAACGGTAACTACGGCTTTGTGCAGAACATCTATGCACGCATGATGCGCGACACACTGAACACAGCTGCAGCAGCTTCAGCCACGGTTCTTCCTGAACTCGACTACTCCTTCAACCGAAACTTCGGTATCGAGATAGAAGCTTATAACTGCTCCCGTGAGACGGTGGCCCGCGAGCTCCGCACAGCCGGAATCAATGTGGCAGTCGAGGGCTACAACCATACCGACCACTGCGACCACTGGAAACTGGTCACAGACGGAAGCCTTTCAGGAAATCAGACATTTGAGCTGGTAAGTCCCATCCTTCACGGTGAACAGGGGCTTGAGGAACTGGAGAGAGTCTGTTGGGTGCTTGACCTGTGCGATGCAAAAGTAAACGACAGCTGTGGACTGCACATCCACATGGACGCTGCAGATTTCGATATGCCCATCTGGCGCAACCTCGCCATTACCTACAAGAGGCTGGAGGGTGTCATCGACGGTTTCATGCCACGCTCACGCAGGAACAACCGCTATTGCAAAGGTCTGGCAAGCATTAGCGAAACAACCATCAGGAATGCCCGGACCATCACGGACTTGCGCAGGGCATTTCGCAACGACCGCTACCACAAGGTAAACCTTGAAGCGTACGCACGTCACCAGACGGTGGAGTTCCGTCAACACGGTGGCACGACAAACTTCACAAAAATGTCTGCATGGATTCATTTTCTCGCAAAAATGATTACCTTTGCAAAGCAAGGCATGGTACAGCAGCGCACAACGCTCGATGCCGTTCCTTTCCTCACCGACAGCGAGAAGCTATATTTCAAAATCAGAACAAGAAAATTGGCAGCATGACAACAACCTACACATTGAGGGATGGCGACAGGATTGCCGCCACCTCCCCGGCGGATTTCCTGCATCAGTTGCACGTGAGCAGCTTCTTCGACAACGAAGGCACAGACGAAGAGTATATGCAGCGGTTCGCCCATCGGCTCAAGCAACTCGACGGCAGCATTGTCCGTACCGATAATCCCGACCACTTCCTCACCGACCTTCTCCAGTGTGGTTTTGTGGCCATAGAGTAATAAATGTTTGATAATTATTGTTCATGGGGATGCATTTGCCCGGCATCCCCTTTTTGGTTTTCAAAGTGTTAAAAATATTACGTAATGAAATTTTTTAGCATATAAATTTGGAAATATAAAAATAAATAATTAACTTTGCAACATATTAACAAGCATCGCTCTACTTTCTTGTAGAGACCAGCCGCTTCCGAGCGGCTATTTTTATAATATCTATGACAAAAAGAATTACTTTCTATGTGGACGGGTTCAACTTCTACTATGGTTTAAGACGCTCCCGTAAAGCCGATGCCAAATGGGGTAAATATTACTGGCTCGATATGGTGAAGTTTTGCAATAGTTTTTTAGGACCAGACCAAGAGCTTGTGAAAGTAGTTTATTTTACGGCATCTCCATTAAGGCCAGATAAAAACAGTAGACAAAGTGCATTTTTGAATGCTAACAGGTTGTTAAATGGTCATCGTTTTGAAATCGTCAGGGGCAAATATTTTACAAAAAACATAACATGTCCTTTGTGTAAGGGTACAATTCCACGGCCAGAAGAAAAAAGAACGGACGTAAATATCTCTGTTCGTATGATGGCAGACTGCATACTCAATAAAACTGACTCTCTTGTGTTGATAAGTGCTGATAGTGACCTTGTTCCGCCTTTAGAGTTTATACAGAGGCATTTTAAAGATAAGAAAATTAAGGTCTATTTTCCACCATCTGATTCTTGTCGAGATTTAACTGACAATTTGATGCGTCATGGGGGTAAGCCCTCTTTGCTCGATCTGAATGAAATAAGATTCGCCGAAGCTGTTATGGATGATGAAGTAACAGTAGGTACTATTACCTATAGAATCCCTGATAAATGGAAACAATTTGCAGAAAACGGATAATTTAAAGAAGAATCATACCCATTGAATGATAATTATCAAGGTTTGCACCTTCCACCTTTCAAGGGGTATATCCTTACGAGAAAATTATTTAGTAAGAAAATCCCGAAACCTGCAAAAGATTTCGGGATTAATTTGTGATTTATACTGTTACTACCATCATCTCTTTTGCCAACTTGTGCAGGCCGTTAGCAATCTTTTCTGCTTGTTTAGGACGTGGCTTACTAATACCTGACGCATAGTGAGCCAACTGCTTTTGATTGATACCAGTGATAGTCTCCAGTGATGAAAAAGAGAAAATGCCGCGATAAAATTCGAGTAGCGATTGGACGTTGAACTTATAGACAATTTCGTATTCCTCGTCAAAGACTGCAGGATATTCGTCGCCATCCTCTTTTGCGCAGTCAATGTAGAACTTGATGCTGTCTTCGACTTCTTTCTTGAACTGCTCAAAGTCGCCTGAGCATGCTACTACCCAACCTGGGAGCAGATCGCAAGCGCAACTATACCCGTTTTCGGTACGTGCGGTGTTCATAATTACAGTTGCCATAATGATTTAATTATCTTTTTTGCCATAATTCCTTTATAAAGAGTGGCACAAATCATTTTGATTCTTTACTGCCACTCTGGAAACCTCAATAATCGAATTCCGGAAGAATTTTAAATAGAGGGGAAGGAGTTCGCTAAAACTCCAGCCCCGATTGCTTCTCAATGCTCTTCAGTAGATCACCGTACACGTCGTCGTTGCCTGTGCCATTGATTGTCACCTTCCCGGGTTTAGTGGGATGAACGTACTGGGCGTGACTCCCTACCTGATGCTTGAGTGTCCATCCGTCGTCTCTCAACGCCTTCAGGATCTTCCTGACTTTTATATTTTTCATATTTTAAAAGAACGATTAATTTATGATTTCTGTCGCAAAAGTAGTAAAATTACTACGAATAACCAAATTTTTTAAAAGAAAAATAACCATTTTACTATTATTTAATTGTTATTTTTATTTTTCCTCCTTTTTTCGCTGTTTTTTTCTCCTTTATTTATATATAATGTTAGATATCTCAAAAAATTGTTTACCTTTGTGGCATAATCCGATGAAGAATGGCAACAAGGAGAAAAAAGAAGTATAAATTTACCGACACTTTCAATGAGTTGTACGACCGATACAGGAAGGTCGTCACCATCCTTGTGGCATGTATATCTGGTTCTTTCTGGCTTGGAACTTATTATGAGGAGGTTAAGAAAGAACGTGAAATCTCTGAAATGGAAGACAAGCATTCGATGGAACTGATTAATATGAAAGAGGAATACATGAATAAATACTTGGACCTGAGGGAAAAGATTTTGGTTAACGATAATGACTCTACCTATGGCTATAAGTAAGATTAAAAACATCATAGAAGAAATGAGAGCAGCCGCCAATGATAACGGTCTGGACGCTTCCGCTCTCAGGGAAAAGACGAATGAGCAAGCATCAGAGCTTGAGGCCATCCTGAAGAATGAAAAGGCTAATGATAGGTATTATACAATAATTGCTATTCTTGCTCTTATGTTCGTCGCAGCCTTTGCCTTCATTACAGATTCATATAACGATGACCTGCGCGAGGATGTAACACAGAAGAAGGAAATCATTACTAAGTTCGAGAATGCTGTAAGGCACGATACCATCAGTATGTATTATGACCAGGATGGCAAGGAATTGACAGTCCGAAATCTGCTTGATGACAACCTAAAGCTGATGAATAAGATTAGCCACCTTGAATATAAAAATGAATTGTATGAGATTCACCTTCAGTATATAGATTCCCGTTATGGCATCAAGATAATTCACGACAAGGATAAGTCCTATGTAGAGGGAAAGAAGGTGGACTCGGCCCTGTTGTTGCTTCCCGTATATCGTGACAGATTGTCATATGACAGCATTAAAAAACAGTGGACCGTGAAGCGAACAATAGTTAAAGTAGGAGATAAATCATACACTGAATAGAAACTAAATTAGCGGTTCTGGCAATTAATGTCGGAACCGCATTGTTTTTTCATTTCACTTCTATCAGGATTTCCTTGCAGCCATGAAAATATAAAAAAAATACATACGGTTGCAAAAAAGTTACCAAAAAATTTGCAAGATAATAACTTTTTTGTTACCTTTGCATCGTCAGAAATGACAAAGTGATCTAAAATGTATTGTAACATGAAGTACAACGAGTTGTACAAGAAGTTAAGAAAAGCAGGATGCTTTCTACTTCATCATGGTGCTCGTCACGACCTTTGGGAGAATTCCAAAAACGGAAAACGGACAAGAGTCGGGCGGCATGGAACGGAAGAAGTGCCAACGGGTACTTTGAAATCTATCTATCAGGAACTCGGGCTTTGAGCCCGCGTTCCTCTTCCGTAACAGAATCAATACACATAAGGTCACTTTTTAAAAAGAACATGAGTATGGCAAAAAAGATAAGTGTTATAGTAGAGACAGGCAAGGATTTGTTTTCCTGCTTCATGGCAGGAGAGCACGAAGGAATTCCCTTGCTCATCGGAGATGGCAAAACGGCTCGTGATGCCATAGATGACTTCCGTAGAAGCTACGAGGAGGAGAAAGAATACTGCATGGAGCAAGGTAAGGAGGTGCCAGAACTGGAGTTTGAATTCATCTTTGATGTAGGTGCCTTTTTTAGCTATTACATGATAAATGTCACGGCTTTTGCCGCGTATGCTGGCATGAATGCTTCACTCCTTCGTCAATATGCCTGCGGTCTCAAATCTCCTACAAAAACAACTATCAATAAGATTAGTACATTCATTGATAGGTATAAAAAGGATATTGGCGCTGGCATCCTGATAGATAGGCCAGTTACTCAATACATTTAAAAAGATCACTTTAAGTAAGCCCTAACCCGCAAGGTTGGGGCTTATTTAGTTTATACAACAATTAAATAGTATTAAAACAAATACCTTCTTATAGTATTTGCTTGGTAAATAGTATTATTTTTATTACCTTTGCATCATCAAACAATAAAACTAAAATTAATAATAGCTAAATGAAAATTTACAAAGTAAAAGAAGTAATTAAGCTACTTGAAGCTGATGGGTGGTATCTCCACACGACAAAAGGCGACCACCGACAATTCAAACATCCCGAAAAATCGGGGAAGGTAACAGTCAGAGGGCATCTCAATGACGATGTTGATCAATTTATACTCAATAGTATCTGGAAACAGGCAGGGTGGAAATAATCACTCATGCCTATCGAAATAAATACATTCAAGATAATAATAATCCTATAGAACCTAAGAGTCATGGAAAAAGTTAGAGTAGATGTAACCTGGTGCAACAAGAATTTCTCCGCTGCATTCGGGGAGAACGTACCAGGGGCTGTGGTCTTTACTGCAAGCACCGTTGATGAATTGTACAAAGAAACCAAGGAAACACTGAAGTTTCACGTAGAAGGAATGCTCCTTGATGGTGACGATGTACCTCAATGGCTTGTCGATGGAGACTATGAATTTGAATATAACTATATGAATGTAGCAGCTCTGATTCGTATGTGCGAACCTTTGGTGTCTATCGCAGCCATCAGCCGTGCTACGGGAATCAACCAGCACCAACTTTCTCACTATGCCACAGGACTGAAAAATCCACGTCCAAAGCAACGTGAACGTATTGTGGATGGAATCCATAAAATAGGACGTGAACTTTTGGCTGTTGTATAGTTTTATTGTTTGACGACAAAAACTGAAACAGTTAGCCGGGGCTTTACCGCCTCGGCTATTTTATTCTATAAATATACGTGAATATCCAAAAAATTCACTATCTTTGCAACCTAAAATCTTTTTAATTTAAAACCAAAACTATAAAGCGGATGTCGTCTGTGAGGATAATATCCGCTTTTTCTTTATAAATATTTGGTATTCACAATTTTTATTGTTAATTTTGGCTCGGTTTTAAATTAAAATAATATGACAATAGAACAACAAGCTGAGAAGCTTAATGAACTTATAGCAAATGTAAGTTCTGAAAAACATTACTGGTTCTTCCGTTCCATGGGAGGAATTTATTTCAAAGAGTTTTACGAAGAAGGATATATTGCCATTGGCTACGACGAAATTCTTCTGAGAGACTTGGAAGATCTCCCAGAGAAAGATAATAGTGCACGTGAAATGATTAAGGCTCGTCTCAAAAGTAAGAGACCAGATTTCACCCCCAATAAGATAGCCACAGCTGCAGGACAAATTATCAAATTCTATCGGTCTGTCAATGTTGGTGATTTTGTGATGGTTCCAAGTTCCGAGTCTAAATCCTATGCTTTTGGAATCGTGACAACGAATATGTTCGAAGATAGTAGCGAACATGGATTTGAACGGTGCCCATTTGCAAAGCGAAGAAAGGTTAAATGGCTTAAGATCTTTAATAGGTGTCAACTTGATCCAAAACTTTTGCTTGCACTTGGAAATCAGCAAACCCTTTCATCCATTGACGATTATTCGCTGTTCATAGACAGGAAGATTAATAACTTATACGCCAAAGGTGATAAGTCTTACCTCGTTATCCGAGTAAATCAAGATAATGGACTTTCCTGGGACGATTTCTACTTCATTACCGATTTAGGAGATCTTTTCAAATTCGTGTCCCAACAAGGAGGAATTGCGGTTGACCTTACAAAGATAGAAATGAAAATCAATGTCCAGTCTCCAGGGGACATTCTCCTTATAGCCAATGGAGGAGATGCTTATCTTTTGATTATTGCCTTTATAGCATTGCTTTGCCTATTGCCTGGAGGCAAGGTAAATCTTTGGAAGATACAATTTGAGTCCAAAGGTTTGGGATGCCTTTTGAATCAAATCGTTGATGCTGTGAACAAATTTCTCAATGAACAGCAAGAAAGAAAATTACGACTGCAAGAAAGAACCAAAAATCTAAAGATAGAACAAATTAACGAGAATCAGATTTTTGAAAGCGAATCCGAAATAAGGGCACTTCCTTCTTCTCTTGAGGAGATAGAGGACGACAACGAACAAACAGAATGACAAAGACAATGGCGAGAGGTAAGCTCATGACTTTTGTCATTTCCTTTGCTTCCAAACTATATGAAAAAAACAATGATGTTAGAAAGCACAACACCAAACATATAATAACATAACATAAGCATGTTATGCCTATATACAAACGTACTGTGTTTAGTATTATCTTCACTTCTTTTTTCATACACTTTGCAAATATAACATTTATATTTGAAATTATATTTTAAACAATAATCTTTTTTTATCTACGAATAGTTTGATGTCCAATTTTATAGACCTAAACAACAATAAATATGGAAAATGATTCTCTCTTACCTAAATCCACTTACAGCATAGAAGATGACATCCAGACTTTTGGATTGGATGAAAGTTTTGGTGAACGTGGTATTAATTTTGTGGCAATTGACCTGGAAACGGCTACCTATGAACGCAATTCAATCTGCGAAATAGGTTTAACCGTCGTTGAGAATAGTCAAATCAAGGAAAGTAAGTCATGGCTTGTACAACCACCATATAACGAGTATGACGACTTCAATATCTATATACACGGAATAACTCCAAATGATACGGAGAATAGCCCAACACTTATAGAATTGTGGCCACTAATCTTGCCATATTTAGAAGGTAGGATAGTCGTTGCTCATAATACAGCCTTCGACATGTATGTCCTACGTGACTCCTTTCTTGAGAACGACATGGTCTTCCCCAGTTTTGCCAATTTCTGTTCGTGTCGGTTGGCAAAAAAGATTGTTACTGGATGTTACAGTTATTCTCTTCCATGTGTTTGTGAAGCTTTGAATATTGATTTCAATCATCATCATCGAGCATCCAGCGACTCGGAGGGATGTGCGCGAGTATTTTTAGAATGCGTGAAAAGATCTGGAACTTCGTCTTATGCAGATCTTCAAACAATGTTCAATTTTCGATGTGGCAGATTCTCGGACAACTATTTTAGACCACAGTTAGCCAATCATGGTCAACACAGTAAGGGCTATAATTACACTTATAACACCAAGGATTTAGTGGGAGATCCATCTAAAATAGATGAAGGTAATTATTTTTACGGTAAGGAAGTCTGTTTTACGGGTAAATGTCAGTTTGCTATTCGTAAACAACTTCTTCAGATGGTTGCTGATGTTGGAGGTATCCCTACCAATTCCGTTACTTTAAGTACCAATGTCCTCGTTGTGGGTCAGCAAGACTATCGTGTTGTTGGAGAGAGTGGCATGAGCTCGAAACAGAAGAAGGCAATGGAGCTGAATGACAAGGGACAGGATATAGAAATCATGTCAGAAAAAGAGTTTTTAAGCAATATATAATATGATAATAGCGGTTCCTACTTTCATTGTTGGAACCGCTTTGGTTTTGTGGCGAGTTAAACACCAATGACGAATTTCCAAATCAAATGCGTGGTTCTGAGGATTAGTAAGATGTTTCTCAGGATTTTTAGATAATCATTTTTTTATTCATCCTAATTATTATATTTTTTTATTTTTTATCGGGCCTTTCACCTTCTCGGAATGCACTCTGCGTACACATCTATATAAACAATAAGGTGTCGTGACAAAAAAAACAACGTTTAATCGCAACTTTTTTCATAAATTCTTGCAAGTTTCGATAATATTTTCTAACTTTGCCCTCGCTAAATACTCGATGCGTGATGGCATCAACGAAGGGCGAGAAGATGATTCAAGCCCCGACCTTATTAGAAACGTGGGCTTCTTTTTATGCCCATATTGTACGTACTCATGAAGTGGTTCCATGCCCTTCGTTGATGCGTGACAGATTAACGGCGGTCGCCTTCCGCGTGTTTTTTGCCCTTCGGGTGCAACGCACGAGTGTTTAGCAACGAGGAAGAGCGACCGCCTTTCTCGTGCCTTATCGGCAAGACGCGCCAGGCGGTTCCTGGCAAAGGCTAAACACTTGTGCAATATGCAACAAACGATTCAATTCGGGCAGGTTCAGCCCACGATTCTTTCAAGAGTTGAAGGAATTGTAAAGAACTGGAAGGAATTTCTGTGTAAAATCGGAATGGTTTCCTCTGATTGTCTTCGTGCCAGGAACGAGACCTATTCCGCGCTGTGCGGTGAGGAATTCACGCACGGCGAAGTTATAAACGTACACGTGGCCATCGTGGCAATGTTCCTGATGGGCGCATTGCTCAACGCCTTGGCAACATGGATGGAAGGAGGTGCGTTATGATATTCTGTTGTGACTTTTTCGAGAAGTCGAAGCACGCGAAGTTCTACGACGCTGCCATCGACATGATGCGCAAGGCCAACGGTTGCGCCTTCCTCGACCGTAACGACTTCGACATCTTCTGCCACCTGCTCAGGCGCAAGCTGAAGGAGGCGATGCCAGAAGGCAGCATTGCCCATATCTCCGTTTGTCGCAACGCCAAGGGAGGCGGTCAGATAGCTGTCGAGTCTGGCAGGGTGGACGACCAGATATCCCGCTTGTACTTCCACGCCGTGACGTGCGTGCTGCAGTACGACCTTGACGCGAGGGATTTCTTTGACGTGAGCGAGCGTCTTGAACCAAATAAATGACATTAAAACTATAAAGATATGGCAACAACGGTTATGAATTTGAATGAGGACGCATCCAGGGTGGTGCAGTATCTCATGGATCCGGATATCCTGGAGAACCGTATCGGCGTGTTCGAGCAGACCACGGACATGCTGCTCGAAGCGGCACAGGGTATCCTTGATGCCGATGAGCGTCAGTACCTGAAGCTCATCAGTGAGTTCCGCTTCCTGATAAAGGATTTCCGTACCATCAGTAATTCACTTAAAGAGAACAATCATGACGAAGAAAGAAACAGCAGGAAATGAGCGGCAAGACGAGAAGGCTCAGCAATATGACCTGAGCATCTACCTGGCTGCGCTTGCCGTGAGCTTTGAGCCAGCCCTTGACCCGTCAGAGACGACCCATTGGTTCTCCACCGAGGAAGTGGTGTCTGCCATCAAGCAGGTCAACCCGTCGGCGAAGGTGGATGCCAGCCTGGTCTATCACGCCCTGAGCGAGGCGGGCTACAAGTTCTGCAACCGTCCGTCATCGCAGGGACTTCAGTTCAAGTGGATGTTCCACGCGAAAGATCAATGATTTTTTTATCCATCATTCAATAATGACTCCATCCGACATGGAGTTTCACCGGGGACATCCCGTTGCGAAATGCGATGTCCTTTAGTGTTATGAATAATTAATATACATTTGCAAAGTTAGGTTTAAGTATATTCATTCTTTTATAACATCCGGGACACCTCGTTGTGAAACGCGGTGCCCTTCTAAATTGAATCAGATGATATGGTAACAGACAGTTTAGTCAGGAAGAAGTTCGTTCACGACACTCTTCAGAAGGGAGTCCTGAAGATCTACTCCACGCAGGAAAACGTGGTGCGCAACAATTTCCAGAGGCGCACGGGGCGATTGATGACATTGCTTTCTGCACACTCATACGACAGTCACATCTCGGGGCACTCGCAGAAGCTCTTCGTCCGCATACTCCCCTATCTCCGCTTCCTCGACATGCAGTACAGCCGCCGCAACGACCGCATATCCAAGTCCAAGCGCAGGAACCTGGCACTGTACAACCGCGTGGTATGGGGCGTGCTCTACAATGAGACCTTCCCCGACCTCCGCGCCGGTTTCAACGACGAGGTGCGCAGGGAGATACGCGAGCAGCTTGAAAAGTCACTCAACCCAAAATCAAAATAGAAATGGAAGAAAAAAGATTCACGTACACAAAGGTCCTTGATAACCCTTTGGTACCAGTCACACCAATAAGGCTTATCAACACCATATCTAAGCGCACGGTCATTCTCGATGCCATCTGGGATACGGGAGCGCAGACCTCTGTCATCAGCCGACGCACCTCTGATGTTCTTGAGCTGCCACGGCTGAAAAGACCGAAGAAACAATTGCAAGGTATTAGCGGAACAGTCCAAAGCAAGGCCGTACTCTCCATCGCCATGCCTGGTGACGATGGATGGGCAACCATCGTACAGGTTGATGAAGTGGAGCGTATTCCGAGCGGATATGATTTCATCATTGGCATGGATATCATCACACGCGGTGATTTCTCCCTCGCCATGAAAGATGGTCGTATGCAGCTCTCCTTCACCTTCGGTTCCAAGTTCTTTTATTTGCCCATCAAGAGGTATTAGGATTTCTCCTATCGCAAAATAGGGAAATCCCCTTGCATAATTCAAGACAAATGCTTAAATTTGCAACAGAATAACAAGAAGAAAGGAAAAAGATTATGGGTACTACACTTTGGCTCATCATAGCATGGTTGTTGCGCAGGCGGTATCTTTCAGAAGATGCCAGCATAGGAGAAAAATTCTTCTATTATGGCTTCTGTGCAGTCCTTACGCCGATTATTGGCATCCCAGTTTTCTCTGCATTCATGGATTCTCCCGTAGATAGTGGTGAGGGTACCAGTGCTGCACACCTATCAGAGATTGATTTCTGAGTATCTGGGGCTTTGTGCTGCTTTCACCCTTCCTATTGGTATTTTTCCATATAAGTTCGTATTCAAGGGATAGGCTCTTTTTCTGTCCTTTACCATATCGCTGTCTGTTGCTATCTTTGCACTAATGATAACAACAGACAGCTTTTTTTATGGCAAACGGCAAACATATCTCAGAAGACGAAATCAAGTATATCGTAGATGTCGAGTCAGCCAAGGCTCAGCAGGAAATACGTAAGATAGAAAAGGCAACTGGTGACCTTCGGGCAGAGAACAAACGACGGCTTGACCAGATGATCAAGCTCGAGGCTGCAGGCAAGAAGGAATCCCAGCAATATAAAGACCTCAAGAAACGATACAACGAGGTCAACCGTGAAATCAAGTCAAACGTGGAGCAGATTGGCAGGCTCACTAATGGAATTAAGACCAACGATCTGACGATGAACCAGTTGAAGAAGCAGGCCAAGCAGCTTCAGAAACAACTCGACGACACATCAAAGTCATTGCATCCAGAGACCTATAAACAGCTTGAAACAAGATTGGCAGAGGTTAACGGGAGAATGGCCATCCTTCACGGAACAGCCAATAGCCTTAAAGGTAACGTGAGTTCGACGTAAGAAAAGTGTTAAAAAAGTTGTGGGAATGGAATATTTTTAGTAACTTTATAGGTGATAATCAAAGAGTTACGAACAAATACCCATTCCCATGACGACTGCAAATTTAAT